TAACCAAGATAGTTCCACAACTGATGCCAAGTCATTAGAATACAATCTTACACAACTCAGCCCTGCATCTATCACAATTGGTGAAATTAGCACAGGCAGAAGAATTACATTAATTACAGTCGAAGTTATAACTCCGTTTGACTTCGCATCAACACTTTCTATTGGATATCAGGTAAATAATCCAGCCAATCCTCCACCGGTTCCTGCCGGTTTGATGATCCCTGGCCTTATCGATCTCACGATAGCCGGAACATACACTACAAGCACAGACATACTTTTCGGTACAGATACACTTCAAGGAGACGTCACAGTGACAGGCGCGTTCGCCCTAAATGGCTCTTCCATCGGCAATGCTAAAATCATTGTATCATACGTGTAAATTACCAACCAACGGATAAATACATCGTAACGGCCATTGAAGGCCTTAAAAATATTCTCAGGAGATAAAAATGGCAAATGTAAAGAATTTCGGCTTAACGGGCGTAGGTACAGACGTACAATTCGGCAAGGCTGGTCCAAGACTGTTGAACAGTACTGGTACTTTCAGCTTCAAGGCTTTGAATGGTACAACTGACGCACCTGTTCAAGCAGCAGGCGTAACATCGTCGGCAGGTAACGTAACACTTACAACTGGTAATGTCGTATTGACAGCTACCAACGGTAAGGTAACTATCGGCGGAACTGATATTGTTCAGCTTTCTGCTGATTCAGTTCCACAAATTTCGGGCACAGCAGCCGTTGTAATTCCTGCTGGTGACACCGCAGCTCGTACAGGCCTTGGCGCCGATGGTATGATCCGTGTCAACACAGACAATGCAGTTCGTGTCGTTGAATACTGGGACGGTACAGCATGGGTTGCAGTCGCAACAGCTGGTGCTGAATCCGGTCTACAGACAGAAGTTGACAACATTGAAGCTTCGTTGGGCCCATCTATCAACACAGATGGTACATTTAACAGCGGCGCATTTAGCGGTTCGGCTTTCCTAACAACACCAACAAGCGTAACAAATGCAATTCAACAGATTGCTAACTACGCCGTTGCTCACGACCAATTGTCGGAACTCAATGACGTTACATTGACAGCACCTGCTGACAATCAACTTCTACAGTATGACTTTGCTACTTCCAAGTGGGTTAACCGTTCGATCGGTTCCGCTTCCGGAGTTCAAGCTTGGGCCGCCGGTCTAGACGCTCTTGCAGCTAAGACAACAACTGGCATTATGGTTCAGACTGGTGCTGACACATATTCGTCCGTTTCGCTAGTTCAGCCAACAGCTGGTTTGACAATTTCTAACGCTGATGGTACAACAGGTAATCCTACGTTTGCACTTGCAGACGACCTAGCAGCCGTTGAAGGTCTTACAACAACTGGTTATGCAGTTCGCACTGGTACATCCACATGGACAACACGTTCGATCACTGGTACATCGGGTAACATCGTTGTTTCTAACGGCGACGGTATTTCTTCGGACACAAACGTCGACTTGGCTGCGATCACTCAGGCTAACTCCGGCAACTTCGTTAAGGTAACACTAGACGGTTTCGGCCGCGTAATTGGTAATACACCGGTTGTTGTTTCTGACATTTCTTCCCTAGTTGACTCGCGTTACTTGAAGCTTGACGGTACAAACGCAATGTCCGCAAACTTGGACGCTGGCGGTTTCAACGTTTCTAACCTTGCAGAACCTGTTGCTCCAACAGACGCTGCAACAAAGAACTATGTTGATAACGCCGTAACTGGTTTGACATGGAAGACAGCGGTTCTTAACGCAACTACTGCCAACGTCACACTATCCGGTGAACAAACAATTGACGGCATTCTAACAAACGCATCGCGTATCCTTGTTAAGAATCAGACCAACCAAACAGAAAACGGTATTTACGTTACATCTGCTGGTGCATGGGCTCGTTCGTCCGATGCTAACTCCGGTCCAGAACTTGATTCGGCCGCTGTATTCGTTCAGCAAGGTACTACACAAGGCGACACAGGCTGGGTACAAGTTACTTCCAACATCGTACTAGGTACATCGAATATCGTTTGGCAACAGTTTTCTGGTGCTGGCTCTTATGTTGGTGGCGTTGGTATCGACATTACTGGTAACACAATTAGCGCGATGCTTGGTGCTGGTATTGCTTCCGTCCCAACTGGTGAAATTGGTATTGATTTGTATGACACAGTAAACGGCGCACTTATCCTTACACAAGACGGTACAACACGTTCGACCAATACAGCAGCAACATTGTATTTGATGCTTGATCCAGCTGGTGCTCTTGCACAGACTTCGGCAGGTTTGAAGATCAATGCAGCAAGCGTTACCAACGCAATGCTTGTTAACCCATCGCTTGGTCTAAATGCAGACACAGGTACAAGCTCTATCGCACTTGGTCAAATATTGCTTGTCGCTGGCGATTCCGTACAAGGTATCAACACAAGCGTTTCTGATCAGACAGTAACAGTTACAGCAGCAGACGCATCGCAGTCCCAGAAGGGTGTTGCATCGTTCGCAGCAACTGAATTTGTTGTAACTTCCGGTAACGTTGCACTTGGTCTAGTTTCTGCAGACAAGGGTGGTACTGGTCAGTCCAGCTATGCAGTTGGTGACACTCTATACGCTAACACAACAACTTCGTTGGCTAAGTTGACAATCGGTACAGCCGGTCAAGTTATGCTTTCGAACGGTACTAACCCAGTCTGGGGTCAAGTTGACTTGACAGCAGGCGTAACTGGTATTCTACCAGTTGTTAACGGTGGTACTGGTGCAAATACTTTTGCTTCTACACAAGTTCTTCTTGGTAACGGCACAAGCCCAGTAACACAAAGCGCAAACCTTTCGTTCACAGGTACAACACTAACAATTGGTGGTGCTGCTCCTCTAACAGTTGACGGTTCCAACGCAACTATTACTGCAACACAGACAAACAGCGACATTACACTTCTTCCTAACGGAACTGGTCAGGTTGTTGTTGGTCCTACAGGCGGTACTGGTGCAGTTAGCTCCGAAGCTGGTCAAGGCTTGCAACTAACTGGTGACGTTGTATTGACATTGGTATCCAATGGCTCTGGTGTAAACCAAGGTGTCAACTTTGATATCAACAACGGTACATCTGCAAAGCTTTCTATCGTTGGTCCTTCCGCAGCTAATTATGCAACTAACTTGCAAGCTAACGATGTTCCTAACAAGCAATATGTTGACAATGCGATCACCAACTCGATCGTTGCTGGTGACGTAATTGCTCGTCAGGCTACAGTTGATTTGTCGGCTAACGGTACAACAAACATCGGTGCTATCCTTCCAGCAGGTGCAACTGTTCTTTCTGTTAAGGTCAACGTTACTTCGGTTGACGCAGCAGCAACATTGGTTATCGGTGATGGCGCTACAGCAAACCGTTACATGACAGCGGCAGAAAACGACCCACAAACTGTTGGTCTATACCTAGCAGAAACAATGGACGCGGACGTAACATCCGTTCAGTTGGTTGCTACTGTTGCAGGTTCGGCAAACAGCGCAGGTGCTTCGGCAGTCGTAGTAGTAACATACAAGACAGCCTAATAGCTTTCAAGCTTAACAAAAAGCCTCGTTTCGACGGGGCTTTTTTACGGGTTTTCCGATAAATATCGTATAATTGGAGACATTTTATGTTCGATACACTAGGTAGAGTTTTCAAAGAATCCCTGCAGGACAATGCAACAGGAAGATATTCATCGTCGCGAGTAATCGCAATGTTGGTAGCTATCGCTGCAACAGTGTTCATGTGGAAATTGGTTTTGTTGGGCGGAATGAGCATTGATTATTTCATGGCTTATCTTGCATATGGTACGGGCACAGTAGGTTTGAATAAGTTCTTGGATACCAGAGACGGTGCAAGAACCGAACAAGCAAAAGCAGTAGCAGCAGCAGCGAAAGCAGACAAAGACGCTTGATACCTTTTAGCTATTCTGCTACTATGCAGTATGAGCAAAATTGTATTCTCATTCGGTAGAATGAATCCGCCCACAAAGGGGCACGAGAAGCTAATCAGGAAGGTCATGAGTTTGGCTGGAAATGCTGACCATATGATCTTCCTTTCCCACACCCAAAATTCCATAACGGATCCACTTACTTGGGCCTACAAGCTAAACGTGGCTAAGATGGCGTTCCCGGGTGCAAATTTTTGCGAAGACGAGGCAATAAAAACGCCCTTCCAGGCCCTTGAGTACTTGGTTCGCGGCCTAGACTACACAGATATCACATTTGTGGTGGGTGGGGACAGATTACAAGAATTTACAGACAGGATGATGCCTTATGCTGAAGAATGGGGAATTGAAAAATTCCGTATCGTATCGGCTGGTGCTCGTAATCCTAAATCCAGAGGCGTGTCTGGCCTGAGCAGTGCCAAACTTAGAAAGCATGCATACTTCGACGAGGAATCATCTTTCTGCGCAGGACTGCCAAATACGATAAATAGCTATACGAAGAAACAAATATTCAGAGATGTCAAAAGCGTTCTGAAATTAAAGTAATTGCTGCGGTGCAGCATAAATAGATTTGACTATGCTCACGGTGAGGTAGTCATTTAACTAGAGGTCGAAAGACTCAAAAGGAGATAATATGTTTAAGTTCGAAGATTTTACAAAACTACCACAAGCCTGGACCAAGTTGGCTACAGACTTTTTCGCTATGGTTCCGAAGTCGGAATCGGATGTGAAGTCCGCCCTTACAAAGCTGCAAGCAGTTTTCAAGGAAGAAGCCGCAAATAGCCAAGCTATGTGGAAAACCTATCAAGCTGCCGCCAAGGGCGAAGCTTCACCAAAGGACGTACTTGCCGCAAATAAGCAGGCTCAGGAACTCATGAAGTCGACAGGATTTGCATTCTTGCTTATCGTGCCAGGCACAGTTTTCTTCCTTCCGCTGTTGATTAAGACAGCACAGGAATATGACGTTGATCTAGTTCCAGAATCTGTAAAGAAGCAGTTCGACATTTAAGATGCGCGTAGTAGAGATACTTTTACCAAAAGGAACATCGGATAGGAGTATCTCTCCTCGCCAGGCCCAACATATCGATGCGTTGCAAAAACGCATGGATTCCTATGTTGACAAGATTATGGACCCAAGAACATCTTTGCAGGGCAGAGAGTTCTTGAAGTCACGCCTACGCGATGATTATTATGACCTGAAGAAAGCTATCGGTCAGTTTCACGCAGTAGCAGAAGCAGTACACAGAGTTCCTATCACCAACGATGATTTTGGTGCAGTAAAGGAACTAATGTCACGCCCAATTCCTGCGGCAGTGGCAATGATCTACATTGAAGATTGTATCATGGATGATGCACTCAATGACGAGATTAGAATTTTAGAAGAAACAGATCCGGGCAGAGATGTTCGCCCCCTAATTGCAGAATGGTTTGAACGTGTCATGCCTGACCAAATGTTTCACTTTGTTGATGACAGGGCAGAAGGCGACCTAAACCAAAAACGCGGTTTGTTATCTCCAATCCACGGTTATGACCCGCATATGTATAAGGGTAGCCAAGAAAATGTTACCGGAAATAACGCATACGGATTCAAATAATGGCATACAGCGAAAAAGTTATCGATCACTACGAAAATCCACGCAATGTGGGTTCACTAGATAAGAACGACAATGACGTAGGTACAGGCATGGTCGGCGCACCAGCCTGTGGCGATGTAATGAAACTTCAAATTAAAGTCGTTGAAGGTATTATCACAGATGCGAAATTTAAGACATACGGCTGCGGATCGGCGATTGCCAGCAGTTCTCTTGTTACGGAATGGGTCAAAGGTAAGACGCTTGACGAAGCCGGAAGCATTAAGAATACTCAAATTGCAGAAGAGCTTGCGTTACCTCCGGTTAAGATACATTGTTCAATTCTTGCCGAAGATGCAGTAAAGGCCGCAATTGAAGATTATAAGGGCAAAGAAGCTGCCCGCTGCGCCTGCAAAGAATAATATTTGACTTTCACGACGAAATGCAGTAGACTTACAAAATAGGTAAGTAATGCAACAAAAGTCACAGGAGTCATAATGGCGAAATTAACACCCGAAAACGTTGCTCGTCTGAAGCAACTTGTCAAAGACGGGGCACAAGTCCTCCAAGAATGCGAGGACTTGAAAGAGGGTCTGAACGATACTGTAAAAGCTATCGCTTCAGAACTCGAAGTAAAACCAGCACAACTCAATAAGCTAATCAAGGTATGCCATAAGGGTACCATGAATGATGCACGGGAAGATTGGGACGAACTCGAAGACCTTTACAAGGCCGCGGGGTTGGGGTGATATCGGGGCGCACTCCCAAAATTGGAATTGTGCTAGGTTATAGCACAGAATTACAATTCGGAGTGTTGGCATGTGGAACTGATGAGCATGCCTTCAAGTCTGAGACCCTCTTCAAAGAAGGCGATCAAGTCACCTTCACAGTAAACCAACAAAATACCTTCCGGGCAGAAAATGTCCAGCATCTAGGGGAATAGAAAATTTACATTGACGCATTTTTCAAACGCGGCGGTGATAGCGAAGTAATCAGGATTGTAGAACGTGTAAACGGAAAACGTGTTTACAAGGAATATCCGCCTGATTATCATTTCTATCTGTCCGATCCTAGGGGTAGTCATAAGTCTATCTATGGCGACACGGTTAAGAAAATCGTGCCACGCACATTTGTTGAAAAACAAAAGGTGCTAAAAACACTTGCATTTAATTCCAAGAGATGGGAAAGCGACGTCGATCCTATCTTCAGATGTCTGGAGCAAAACTATCACAACATAGATGCTCCAAACATGCACGTGGCATTCTTCGACATTGAAACCAGCTTTGACAAATCGTCAGGCTGGTCAGAAGCGTCGGATGCAAATAACTACATCACATCCATTTCCGTCTATCTGCAATGGTTAGGCGAAGTTATCTGTTTGGCTGTGCCTCCCGAAACTCTTTCCTGGGATGAAGCACAAGCAATTGCGGAAGAAGTTGGTAACGTAGTGCTTTTCGAGAAAGAAGCAGACATGCTTAATGCCTTCATGGAAGTCATTGAGGATGCCGACATTCTTAGCGGTTGGAACAGCGAACCATACGATATTCCTTACACAGTCAATCGTATCAAGAAAGTCTTAGGTCGCCACGAAGCAAGAAAATTATGCCTATGGGAACAAGAGCCTAAGGTGCGTGAGTTTGAACGTGGTGGTAAGACACTTCCTACGTATGACTTGATCGGTCGAGTGCATGTGGACTATATGCAGCTCTACAAGAAATACAACTACGAAGAACGTCACAGCTATGCACTGAATGCTATTGCCGAAATTGAACTTGGCGAAAATAAGGTTCAATATGAGGGTACGCTGGACGAACTCTACAACGACGACTTCAAGAAGTTCCTGGAATATAACATTCAGGATACAATGCTGCTGGACAAGCTAGACAAGAAGCTCGACTTCATCGGTCTTGCCAATTCTATTGCACATTCTAGCTGCGTATTAATCCAGACAACAATGGGCGCGGTAGCAGTTACCGACCAGAACGTCTTGATGGAAGCACACAGCAAGGGTCAAGTATGCCCGGACAAGAAACACAGCGGCAAGGGCGAGGATAATACAGCGACCCGAGCGGCAGGTGGCTGGGTAGCAACTCCAAAAAAGGGCTTCCACAGATACATTGCTTCAACCGACATGAAGTCTCTGTATCCATCTGTTATCCGTACATTCAACATGAGTCCAGAAACTATCATTGGTCAAATTCGACTAAGTGATACAAATGCGGCAATTGCAGAATACGAAGCTAAGGGTAGCAAGTACACATTCGCAGGCTGGTGGAACGACAGATTCAATGTTCTTGAAATGGACTATTTCTATGAAGGCGATGCAGCACATAAGCTGACGCTAGATATGGAAGATGGACAGAGCTTTGAAGTAACTGGTGCTGAATTACGTGAGCTGATTTTCAACAGTGGACAGCCATGGTGCATTAGTGCCAACGGTACTATTTTCCGCACCGACGTCGAAGGTGTGATTCCGAGTCTACTAACACGCTGGTACAGCGAACGTAAGACTCTGCAAGGAATCATGACCAATTACACTGACATCGAGGATAATCCCAAGATTGACGGTGTCAAAGTGCCGGATAATTTGTGGACAAATGACGATATTAGCGATGTCGAGTCCAAGGCTAACCCGTATGCAGAGGCAGAGGCCTACAAGCCCAAAAAATTGCAGGAAATTATTGCTGAAGGACACAAGAAGCGTGTCGTCCAATACATGAACCAGCACAATTTGATGGTCAAGGATGGAAAGGCAATTCACCGTAACCAAAAGGACCTTAAGCGAATCGTCGGTTATTGGGACAAGCGTCAATTGGTGAAAAAGATTAACCTGAACTCTGCATACGGCGCTCTGTTGAACGCTGGTAGTCGATTCTTCGACCAGCGTTTGGGTCAGTCAACTACCTTGTCGGGCAGAACCATTACAAAGCACATGGCTGCCAAGACTAATGAAATGATTACAGGGGAATATGACCATTATGGCAAAGCTATTGTCTATGGGGATACCGATTCGTGTTACTTCTCCGCATATCCTATTCTTAGAGAAGAAATTGAACGTGGTGAGGTTGAGTGGACAAAGGAAAGCATTATTGATACCTACAACGCCCTTGCTAAGGCAGTATCCGCAACCTTCCCTGAGTTCCTTCACAAGAAACTCAATGTACCTATTAAGAGATCGACTGGAGTAATTGCAAGCTCGCGCGAAACTGTGTCTGAATCGGGCATCTGGATGGTTAAGAAACGTTACGCTGTATTGATGTTCGACAAGGACGGAATCAGACTTGACGTAGGTGGTAAGCCGGGTAAAGTTAAGGCTATGGGCTTGGACTTGAAGCGTGCAGATACTCCTAAACTGGTACAACAGTTCTTGTCGGACATTCTGATGGATACACTGACCGGCAAGGGTGAAAATGCAGTCATTGCTAAGATCAAAGAATTCAAGGAAAAGTTTGAAGCTTTGAAGCCATGGCAGATGGGTACACCACGAGCAGTTAACAAACTTTCTCACTATCGTGATAAGCTAGAGGCTGCAATGCACAAGAAGCTAGGCGGCGGCGTAGTTGGTAATTTGCACGTACCCGGACACGTTACAGCGAGTCTGGCCTGGAACAATCTAAAGGATATTCACAAGGATCAGCACGCGATGAAAATCATCGACGGACAGAAGGTCATTGTTTGTAAGTTGAAAGAAACTTCAAACAACAATCTGTCCAGCATTGCATATCCTGTGGACGAAGTACACTTGCCGGATTGGTTCCTTACACTGCCGTTCGACGAAAGTGAAATGATGGCAGGCATTGTAGATAAGAAGGTAGAAAACTTGTTAGGCGTATTAAACTGGGACTTATCCAGAGCAAGCAAGCAAAACGAAATGTTCGAATCTTTGTTCGACATGAGTGCCTTTTGAAATTTGACATTCACATAACAACTCTGTATACTGCATTATGGATTATAAAAAGCATTATGATGATCTAATCTTGCGTGCAAAAAGCAGGGCACTAATAGAAGGTTATTCGGAAAAACACCATATCATACCGAAATGTATGGGTGGCGATAATAGCGAAGATAACTTAGTCATACTCCGTCCTGAGGAGCATTATGTGGCTCATCAACTATTAGTGAAGATTTATCCCAATGAATACAAGCTAGTCTATGCACTCCATATAATGACAGTGGACAATAGGCATCACGGCAGGTTTCTAAACAAGGAATATGCTTGGGTAAGACGTGCTTACTCCGAAGCGATGTCTGGCAGGACCCTTTCCGCCGAACATCGCAGAAATATTGGTTTAGGAAATATTGGAAAACGTAAGGGGTTAACTTACGAAGACCAATATGGAAAGGAGAAGGCAGAATATCTCAGGGAATTAAAGAGTCAACAGCTATCCGGAAGAAAACTTTCCGATGAAACATGTTCTAAGATGAGTGAATCTAAGATGGGGCATGCAGTTGAGCCCGAAACAATCGAGAAAATTAGGGAAATACACATTGGGTCGACACGATCCGAAACAACAAGGTTAAACATCTCAAAATCACTGACAGGGCGCACGCTATCCGAAGAACATAAAAGGAAGATCGCCGAATCTAAACAACGAAAAAGGAATAAAAATGTTAATTGACAGCCTCAAAGATATTATTAAACACACCTATTCATTAGGTTTCATAGATATGGTTAAGTTGGTCGGCACTGCAAATGACGCAAAGATCGAAGCAATTGATGCAGATAAGACTGTGGTTATTTTCGGCGAGTTGTATCAGCCTATCAAGGGCATTGAAACAACCGTCGGTTTCTCTCGTATGGCATTTCTAAAAGGCTTCATCGACTTGCATGAAGGTTCGGATGTTACTGTTGTAGACGAAGTTCGCGCAGGTGCTACTGTACCTACTGAAATTTTGTTTGACGACAAGGCAGGCTTGACATCCAACTATCGCTTTATGAGCGAAACAATGGTAAACGAGCAAATCAAGGTTCCGCCGTTTAAGGGCGCAACATGGAACGTGACAATTGAACCTACCAAGAAGAGCATTAGCCGCTTGAGTAGCTTCACTGGCGTTCTTGGTTCGTTCGAAAGCACATTCATTGTGTCGCTAGACAAGGACACACTGAATTTCTCGATCGGCAGCGGTCCAACAGACAGAACTGTTATTCCGTTTGCAACAGGCGTAACTGGCACATTGAAGCATCAGTGGGTATGGCCACTAAGTCAAGTAATTTCTATCTTGAAGCTGGGCGATAGCGCAGAATGCAAGATGAACTTCTCGGACATGGGCGCACTGAAGATTGACATTGACAGCGGCACAGGCAAGTATTCATATATTCTACCAGCACGTAGCAAGTAATGACTAAGAGACGGTACACTACCGAGGAAATCTACGAAATGAAAACGCAGATTTTCGAGGACAACCAAGCCGAAAGGGCTAAGTTTGCGTTGATTGCAGAGTGGGTATCGGGCAAGGCCCGTACTAGGGCAGAGGCAGAATTTTCGGATTTTGCAGGCAGCCTGGAAAATCCACACATTCCGTTCTATTACATCTCCATTCCACTGTCTCAATATGATAGCCCGAGCCCATGGGTTATCGACGGTGTGAATGGCCCAAACAAATGCAAGCCACCCGTTGCCGGAATTAATATCCACACCAAGGGTTGGATGTTAGATGCAGATATCCCGAATGTCGGAAAAGTAAACGTGTATGTCTGTGTCACAAATTATGATGCCCATGCTAGCGGATGGTAAATGACAGACGACGATGCACAAAAGGTTATCGATAGGCTCAAGTATACTAAGAAGGAACTTGAGCGGCGAAAATGGGAAGCCTTAAAAGCCGAAATAGGCGCTATATTGGCACAATCTATCGCCGCCGAGATAGATAACGAAATATTAAACACACTAAAGAATAATCAATCAACATGGCAAACAGAGTCAACTTCACCGAGCGACACGAAAAAGGCGGATGGGCTATCTACCTCCCTGCCCTTAGCGGATTCTACACTGATACTCTCGGAAGAATTCATAACAAACCAGATTATTACATGCCCGAGGGTAGACTACCTAAAGGTTTCGAATTCGGTGCCGAAGGGCTTAACTTTCTCAGGAAAGACGATTCCTATTTCTATTACAAATGGTGCCTTTATTCGGCTGGACATGCAGACAGAAACCTTCAGAAGTGTGCTAAATCCGAACCAATGGTTCACGGTCGGGACAGAAAGAATACTGTCCTCATTGGCGACTCCGGAGGATTCCAGGTTGCTAAAGGTGTCATCAAGTGTGACTGGACAACTGTGCGAGGACCAGAAGGAGATGCCCTCCGTAAGGACATCATGGAGTACCTCGAGTACTCATTCGACTGGTCAATGACGCTGGATATTCCAGCTTTCGCAGCCGCACCGGGTTTCAGTGAAAAAACAGGTCTGACAAAATTCGAGGACACTTTAGACATCACAGAAATCAATCTTCAATATTTCTTGAAGAATCGTACACCTGGAAAGACAAAGTTCCTTAACGTTCTGTCTGGAAGTGACTCGACCAATTCCAAAACCTGGTTTGACAGAGTTATTCCGTACAGCAACGCAGATGTCGTGGAAGCAATGGGTTACTCCAGAGATCGTACACTGGAAGGATATGCGTTCGCAGGTATCAACATGCGCCATATGCCAACATTGCTGAATAGAGTTCTTGACTTGCGCGAAAACAACGCACTAGAAGGTAAGGACTGGATCCACTTTCTGGGTATTGGTCGCCTGGACTGGGCATGCTACTTGACTTCCATCATGCGTCAGCTAAGAAAGCATGACAATCCAAACATCACTTGCTCATTCGATGCTGCAAGTCCATTCGTTGCGGTTGCATACGGACTGGCTTACAACTATAATACCTTTAGTGCGAAACGTTTGACGTATTCCATGGACCCGGCAGTAGACGAGAAGCACCTTAAGGGTACTGACTACGCAATGCCTTTCCAAAGTCCGATTATGGAAAGACTTACCACTGGTGACATCTGCGCGTTAGGCGTGGGTGATTTGAACAGAAATGGTAAGGAAAGCAAGACAAGCTGGGACGTATTTACATATGCACTTTATATGTCGCATAATGTGTACAATCATATCCAGGCAGTGCAGGAAATTAACCGCCTAGCCGATATCGAATACGAACGCACCAACGTCAGTTATAAGGACTGGACAAAGGAACGTAAGACTTCCACAGCTAACGAGGTTAGCCCATTTGTCCCAGGCAGCATCCTTATATTCAACGACTTCGTGAAGCAATTGCTGGATCCCGCTAATCCGGATCCACGCAAGATGATCGAGGATAACAAGTTGTTCTTAGACTCCATTAGCTTTGGACGACCAGACCAGACGAACACGTTCAATTCGTTGTTCGAGGAAACAACTCCTACCGAAGATTCGATGGCTGACTTCAACGACGAGAAGCTCACTGCCCTAGAGGACGAACTAAAGAGTGAATAAGACGCTTCAGGAGAGACTAGATACGTTGGAGGGATTGATCGGAATCCAACGTGACTGTCTTGAACGCGGCTATATGCACGGTATGCTGAATGGATTGATTTGTGCCCATGCAGTATTCTCAGATTCGGAACCCATGTATGCAAAAGTTCCTCATCGAAACCCTAACAGAATAAAAGTTAGACACAAATCGAGACAAGTAAAGTTAAGAAATAAATGACAAAGAAGTTATGTATCTATCACGGTAATTGTGCAGACGGTTTTACAGCAGCGTGGGTCGTAAGACTTGCATTAGGCAAGGATGTTGAATTCCATGCAGGGTTCTACAGAGATCCTCCACCCGATGTAAAGGGTAAGGATGTCTACATTGTAGATTTCAGCTACCAACCGGCAATTATGGAATCCATCCTAGCCGAAGCGAACAGAGTCACACACATCGACCACCACGAAACAGCCATCCAAGCGATGGAGTGTGTTTGCCACAGCAAACTATTCAAATTCTACAGCCCAGAAAATACAGAAAGCGGCGCAATGCTTGCTTGGAAGTATTTCTTCCCGAATTCAGAAGTTCCGGTCATCATCAAGCACGTTGACGACAGAGATCGTTGGAAGTTCTTGCTGGAAGGAACAAGAGAAATTGCAGCTAACATGTTCAGTTACGAATACACTTTTGAGAACTGGGATATGTTAATGGAACAGGCACTGGATGCTCAGATCCGCGAAGGCTCGGCAATTCAACGCAGGATGGTCAAGGACATCAAGGAATTGTCCAATGTTGTTGTTCGCAGAATGAACATTGCAGGATATAATGTGCCCTGCGCTAACGTGCCCTACCAGTATGGTTCGGACATGTGTAATTTCCTTGCAAAGAACGAGCCTTTTGCGGCTTACTACTACGACAAGCCAACACACCGCGAGTTTGGTCTACGCTCTACTCCTGGCAGCATAAATGTTGCAAAAATTGCAGAATCTTTTGGTGGCGGAGGGCATGCTACTGCTAGCGGTTTCAAGCGTTCCTTTGAAGAAGCAAGGGAGTTTGAAATTGTCTGAAGTAGAACTTAAAGTAAAGAAAAAGAAAGAAGCGCCAGTCCACTTGGATATTCTGGGCCAACCACTTGCAGAAGGAAATTATGTTGCGATGGCACATCACAACATGCTCCAAATCTGTAAAATTACGAAGCTCAATCAGAAAATGATACGAGCTGTTCCAGTAAAGGGCAATTACAGGGCAGACGGTGGATACTTGGTTTACTCAAATCGAGCCATCCTGTTATCTGGCCCCGCTGCACTAGCTTATATCCTTACATACGCAGGTACCAGATGAAATTAATGGAAATTGCAAAAGGGACATATTCTTCCCTGCTTGTTGATCCCGAATGTGCTGCACAACTATATGCATTCTGCCAGGAAAATGGGATACCAGATCCGGTCGATGCCGACAGTTATCATTGTACGGTAATTTATAGTCACCAGCCGTGCCCGGATGTTGCCCACGAAGACTTTGGCACGACTTGCAATGCGACGCCCAAAGGGTATAAGCTACTAGGTACAGATACTATCGTTCTGGTATTAGAGTTGGAATGCCCTAATGCTGAACGTCTGCATAATCTGTTTATGCAGAAGTATGGTGCAACTCACGATTATGATTCCTACATTCCGCATATCACGCTGAGTAAGGGTTATAACGGAAAAATTCTTCCAACCGAGTTGCCTCCATTCGATATTGTCTTTACCGGCCATACCGTAGAAGCAATCGATGACTAAGAAAAAAGAATATCGTAAGGATGATACACCACCGTCAGATATGTTCTTGGATGCAATGTCCGAGATGGGCGGTGGTTCTGACGAAGTAGAATGCGGATGGTGTGGACGTACACACTTTGCGCCGGATGCTGAATGGCACGAACGCGACGATGACGATCAGGGAATGGGCTGGAGAGAATACTGCGAGAATTCCTTAAAGAAAAATCCCGACGGTGTCGTTCTCCACTACGACTGTGATGGAATTTCCTACAAGGAATTTAATGGCATCAACTTCGTCCTTACCTGCCCTTGCAATGGATTAAGCAGATATGAAAAATTCATCTGGGGCCACAAAGACACAATTCGCAACTACTTGAAGGTTCGTATCGAACACGAATATCAACTAGCACAGCAACAACTCACACTCAACAAACTAGCTGGGATTTCAAAATGAGTCTTTACAACATGCTCCACGGTTTTAACCCCAACACCGAACAATTAATGGGATTGCTCCAACTATCGCCTGGCGACTTTGGCCGTTACAGAGATGTATATCTCAAGGACGGATACATTGTTGTCCATACCAGAAATGGTGGCGGCAACAGAGAAGATTACGAAGATGTATTTGACGAAATGGCTGGACATCCATGGTATAGTCACGACGAGGATTGTGACTTCGACTGCACTTATGCAGATATCTATTTCAAGATCCCCGACGACGAAGCAAAAACCATTGCGGAACTCGTGAATGACCATCAAACTCCTGGCGAACGCTGGGAAGCAATTTTTAAGGCACTGAAATCATGACTACAAAACGACACCTGTACGTAGTGGACACAATTACAACAATTCGCAATCGCTACATCGTCGATGCTGAAAGCTTGGAACACGCATACGACGAAGTAACAATGCTGGACTCGGGTTCTCCGGGTGATTACTTCGAGCCCTTCAGCCAAAAAGACTTGGGCGAAACCATTGTCGATGGTCGCAAGATTTCGATGAAGAAGTTTCACAAGATGAATCACGAACTTGAGCATTCTCCCGACTTACATGAGTCTGGTTCGCCGTGGATGGGTGAACAAATGATACGTCGTATCAATTATAACGACGGCAGATGATGAAAAGGGATAAATTAATAATCCCACATAAAGGAACAACCGTATGACATTTTATATCGGACCAGAAGTAAACCAGACTCCTGCATTTTCTAAGCGCACATTGTTCGTAGAAGATTTTCAGGATACAAAGATTATCGAATCTACAGCACGCGAATACAAGACTCCGCACATCTCGCTAGCTGCAAAGAATACATTCAGTTTGGAATATGACTGGAATGCACAGTTAACAGCATTGCTGGATCGTGGATTCATGGTAACGCTCGAATATCCGGTGGAACTGCATAGCAGACTGATTATGGACCTATCCCGGGGTGTCCTACAATCAAGAAACTTTGTACCATTGCCTTGCGTTAACGTGATGAGCATGTCAACACTCAATCCAAACCTGACACTGAAGATTGACGACCAATCCGGCGAAGGTGTCTGGGCCATGCATTATCACCAGATCATGGATAGCAACCGCTATACAGCAGCAAGCGAATTCCAAATGGAGGAAGTTGCTCCGGCAGTCGGCGCCGTACCTAACCCAGTTCTGCATATTCCTATTCCGGATACTAAGCTGAAGGTTGCAGTACCAGTAGTACCAGAAGGTGTCATCGAAAGTCAGCCACCTGCAGTGGATAAGAATCCGCAGGATTTGGGACTTGACCCAACAGCACCATCGCAACTAAAGCCCGAAGCACCGGAAGATGTTGTAGTTCCACCGCCAGTGGCAACAACAGCAGCCGCAGCGGCCGATTTATACGCAGGTGATGCTAAGACGGATCCATTGGCAGCAGAAGCTTCGAAGAAACCAGTTAAGAAGAAATAATGATTAAGCAAAGAAAGATTTTTGTAACCTTCCAAAAAGAAGGTATTCATCGTTATCCCGATGCACCGGAGGGAGTAGAATTCCTCCGCAGTCCGCATCGTCACATCTTTCACTTCCGTGTAGATGTGAGTGTGTTCCACAATGACCGCGACATAGAGTTTATCTTGTTCAAGCGTGAACTAGAAGCTCTTTATTCTGCCGCAACATTGCAAGTGGACTACAAGAGCTGCGAAATGCTTGCAGAGGATTTGATTACCTACATCACAGCAAAATATCCAGGCCGTAATATTTCAGTTCAGGTAAGCGAAGATGGAGAAAACGGCGCAACACTTACGAACTATGAATGAAATAACAGAACAAGTCACCGACCAAGAAGTTAAGGAACATATCGCACAGGTATTTCCTATTCTCACTTATCCAAACCCGATTCTCATGGAGTATTCGGAACCTGTGGCAGAAGTTGACCAAGAAATCAAAACCCTAATTCACAATCTGTTCATAACAATGTACGCAGAAGGTGGTGTAGGATTGTCTGCCATTCAATGTGGAATTAAGAAGCGTGTATTTGTGATGGACGTATCGAACAGTGGTGAAAAGCGCAAAGCGTTTGTTAACCCAGTCAGACTTTCCTACAAGAATCACGACCGTTTCCAGGAAGGGTGTCTAAGTTTCCCGGATATCTTTGCTTATGTAAAGAGGCCAACCGAAATCACTGTTAGCGCACTGAATGAAAACGGTGAGAAGGTGATTATGAAATTATCCGGAATCGAGGCAATATGTTTTCAACACGAATTGGATCACTTAGATGGCGTAACTTTTTACGACCATCTAAGCCCGCTGAAGAAAAGCATGTTAAAGAAGAAGATTCGAGCACTGAAGAAGTGATACCTGTGTTCGAGGATAGATTTCAGACTGTCCTCGAATATCCACTCGATAATAGATATCACGATATGGTTGAGTGGGTTGATAAAAACTCCACGGGTAATGTTTCTATAAAACTCCACCCACCACAGGGCAATGTGGAAGATGTCTGGTACGCACCGGCCGGAATTATACGAAAGCGTGTTTTCTTCGGATTTGAAAATTCGGACGATGCCCTATTTTTCAAGATAAAGTATTCGATATGAGCAATAATCTATCCTGTGGTGATCCTGCCAATTTCATAGCAGGCCAAGGACTTGTCATGTCTAGTAATGTTAGCTGGGCGAAACTCGAACTGGATTTACCCAACAATAACGACTTCAAGAAAATGCAAGAGCGTATGTCTCTGCTATAGAGAAGCGAAATCTTCAATCTGGGCGGCGGAGCAGAACGTGGCATTAGCGTAAAAGAAATCCTTCTTCATGCCTTCGATGTAACTGGTTACACAATGCCTACCATTACGTCGACACGCAGAGAAGGCGACCCAGATTCCCTTATTGCAGATATTTCTAAAGCTGCATACTTACTGAAATGGGAACCACAATACAACATTAGAGAAGCCATACTTCATGCATGGAACTGGGAGAACAAATATGACGGAAAATAACTCAAAACTGACCGAACATCAGATAGAATGCCTAAATATACTACAGGAGGAGTGTGCAGAAGTAATTCAAGCAGCCTCTAAGATTAAGCGTTTCGGGATTTACAATCGCAAAGACGGTGCGGACCTAAATAACATTGAGAATCTAGAAATTGAACTCGGAGATATGTTAGCGATGATCGACCTTTGCCGTGAAGCTGGGTTCCCAATTACGCTAGCAGGATTAGAGAAAGCCAAGGCTGATAAGAAGCAGAGGTTGCTTCAATGGATGCCTACATACACTGTGGAGGTTCTATGATGTGGTGGAGAAAGAAAAAGAAAGTAAAAGAAGATCCAGATACAAAGATGGTCGATGTTAAGAAACTCAACTTGCCTGGCAATTTACCTTTTACAGGAACAGTTACCGTTCCGGCAACTACTGCAATTCCTAATACGATTAATTCCGGCATTGCATACGGACCCAATTTAACAGCGGCCGCACCTAGTCCAGTTTTCAGTAATGTAACTGTTGCCGCTGCTGGAGCAATAAATATCGGTGCCAGCGCCGCTGGCGGCCAATTTGTCGCCGGTTCCGGCCTTGGACAATTTACATTTCATGTTCAGCAGCCCGCAAATATTCTAACTATCAATGGTCATAATCAACAAGAAATTGTGCGTATCACTAAAGACGGCGAAGTTATCTGGGCCAACGGATTTGAAGTAAATGAAGCGGCTGAAGCATTTGCAAGTTCCTTACACCTTAGTACCGAAATTGCAGCAGGTATTAGATACAGCACAAAACAGAAAATGCGAGATGCTGTCTTTGAAGAAATGATAAGTATGGCTCAGGAGAAAGGCAGCCTTACAGCAGACGAATTGACATATCTGTGGCAAGCTGTTAAAATCATGGATAAACTAAAAGGTATAATCTGATATGTTCGGAACAAATGAAATTGTAGGCAAGAAGTATTTCAAGGATGCATCAGCGCGAAGCCTTTTTGTCACTAGCATGTTTTTCACACTGCAAGGCGAAGGTCCGTATGCTGGTATGCCTGCACTGTTCATTCGACTAACAAAGTGCAATCTGGATTGCAGTTTTTGTGACACGTTCTTCGACGATGGCGACTGGCTAACGTTCGAAGAAATCCACACAAAAATGTACCAGACTATTTGCGAATTTTGGAACAACAGGGGTGAACCTGTTCCTCTGTGGGCAATGCCAAAGCAGCCCGAGGGGCCTTTCGAGTATTACCCAAATATCGTTCTTGTCATGACGGGCGGCGAACCACTGTTGCAGGATAACATTTCTGCATTCATGCAAGAGCAACTTCCAAAGTTCAAAGCCGTGCAAGTAGAAAGCAATGGTACTCCCGACACAGTAGTTCCAGAAGGTGTGACACTTGTATGCAGTCCGAAGTGTGTCGAAAAGAATGGTGTGGCGATCAAGTACCTTGCACCGTCCAAGACCATTTTGGACAGAGCAGATTGCCTGAAGTTCGTTATGTCTGCTGACGCCGAAAGCCCTTACAACACTATTCCAGAATGGGCACTTACATGGAAGCGTAATAATCCAGATAAGGAAGTTTATTGTAGTCCAATGAATGTGTATAACTCTTTCCCGCAGAAGATTAAACTCCTTCGTGCAGAAAAGGGTAACATTACAATGGCTGAACGTAGCACTGTGGACGAAGTCATTTCTTTCTGGGAACCGGGTTTGCTTGATCTTGCAGCAAATCAAGCAAATCACGAATATACTGCATGCTATTGCATGCAGCATGGATTGAAGCTTAATCTCCAAATGCACCTGTACGCATCTCTAGCATGAAAAAGTCTACTGTGAAATTCCGGGGATCATCAATCCTAATACCTTTGAAATGGAAATACACAGACTTACCAAAACCATAATCAAAGAGAAGCATCCCGAAGTTATAGGGTTTGGTTCCGATGATTATGGCAGAACTTTCGTAGAAGTAGAAGATACACCAGCTGCAACAGCATTCGCATTAAAGTATACCGACAAACTTGTTTTGTTATGAAGAAGTTTCCATTCGTGCATAAGGTTATCTGCTGTAGCAGTAGCAGAACGTCGCATGAATCTAAGAAACGTTGGTTAGGAACACAGGGTATACATTTTGGTATGTATGACCTAGAGAAACTACCCGATGACTACAGGGGTAAAACATATTGGGGTGGTCTAAACTTTTATTGGTGCTTTGCAAGTGAAGAAACTGCAACAGCATTTAGATTGAGATGGGGTATCGATGATGAATGAAGACTATAGCTGGAATATAGATCCCGACGATAGAATGAAAATTCTTATCAAGTACAAGGGTAAGAAACTCTTTGGTATCTCCCTGTGCGAAGCTATTGAATCCTCGGACAGAAGAAGGGTCTTAGAACACATCAGGGAATGCGACCGCACGCCTTGGCTAAAGAGGTGGCATGAAAGTGCCATGGAGGATACAGTCTCTGTCCTAAAGGGTGTACCGAGATGAATATTCCTGAAGAATTCAAGCACCGGGTTTTCCGAACCAGATTTTCCGGGCTAAATATTGATGCTAGAAATTGAGATGAGATTGTCAAACTTGCACCCGGATCCGAGATAGATGTTGTATACGAATCCGTAAACGGGCAACCAAAACCTATCGTAGTTTTGGTGTTTGAAACACAAGAAGATTGCCTAGCTTTTACATTAACACATGGACATAAATATGCCTAAATTACCATTTGGAACATTTCCAGGACATTGGGGCCTTAAGGGCACCACAAGAGATATTGCACAAGCTGAATACGAACTTGAAGGCTACGAGCTTAAAAAGCGCCTGCTTGAAATCAAGAAGCCAGATTTGAAGCCTGACGACTATGACAAAAAGGTGTTAGACTTAGAGCTAGAGTTCGGTAAACTTACGCAAGCTGAATATAGCCGTAAGTTGGTTGATCTCATCAAGGATGAAAAACAGAAGGCGCTAGCAACTGCGGAGCTCGACTATCGTGAAGGTAAAATTGAACAAGTGGCGTATGAGAAGCAGGTTGCTACTCTTAAAGGCGAACCTTGGGTTACGGTGCTTGGTATGGAGTTTGGCGGCGAGAAAATGCTGGAGGGCGCTTTTGAGCTCGACTGGAACGAGTTCTTTGTTGAAGAGCTCAAGAAGGCAGGATACGTTGGTCCGACACCAGACCACATCGTTAACCAATGGTTCATGGAAATCTCCAAGAACGTCGCATTACAGGAGTTCGACGGCACAGGTAATTTCACTGCGGACGCGGAAGCCAATCTAGAAGCGATGAAACGCTGGGAGGGTTCGGTAGCGCCTGCAACAGATGGTAAGAAAATCTACAAATAATGTCTATATTCTGGGATCGCAAAACGTATTCATCCTTCAAGCATACGTTACATAACAAATTCACTCTCCGCGAGAAACTCTGTTTCAAGTGGTATCCTACGCCAGGGTGTGTGATGCATGACCACCCCCGCTCTGCCCGCGTGTTTGCGCGTCGAGCCGGGTTGAAGTCCAATAAAGCCAACCTTGTTTATTGGCGTATGCATCCAAAGGAGTGGGATCAAGTCAGGGGCAAGCATGGCCGTAAACGTCTATGAAATCCAAGAGGTAAGCCCCGGTCAGATCCGCACCAATTTAACAATGGCTGACGGATGCACGATGATGGAAATGCATCGTATTGGGCTCACCGACCAAGATGTACTTCTGAAGTTCAACCAGAAGTATTACAAGCACCTTAAGGGAACGTGGCAGATAACCTGGCCACGAGAGCATAAGGTTATCAAAGAAAACGATCTTTCGACCGCTATTCAACGTGGACTTGCGTACATCTATGAACGTGACCATCCAGAAGAGCCAGACTACTTTTGTTGACAGCATCAACACAACCTGTTACACTATCGCATGAGCCACACATTTATTCACACAGATGGATTCAATTTGTTCCATCGTATGCTACACATGACGAATCCCGCCCTGGGTATTGACAGCATGGTGGGCATGAGCTTGCACCTGATACTCAATAGCATGAAGAAGGAGTATACCAACTGGAAGGGTACTCACTGCATCTTCTATATTGAAGGCCGTTCATGGCGCAAAGACTTCTATCCTCCCTACAAAGCAGACAGAGCTATTGCTCACGCTGCAAAGACAGAGAAGGAAAGAGAAGATCAGGCAATCCTGACCGAAGCATTCGACGACCTTGTTCAATACCTGGATACAAAGACGAATGTCACTGTACTCAGGAATCCTAAGGCCGAAGCAGATGACATGATTGCTGTATTCATCCAGTCACACCCGGATGACCAGCACGTCCTTATCAGCTCTGATTCGGACTTCTTCCAATTACTCAAGTACGGCAACGTCAAGATTTATGATCCGGTGAAAGATATTCTTATCACAAAGGACGGAATTTTCGACGACAAGGGCAAGCGCCTTGCTTTCATCTTAAAGACCGACGCCAAAATCCAAGTCGGTAAGCCCGACCCCGATTTCAAAGCAGACCCCGACTGGTATAACTACGCACTCTTCCTGAAGTGTGTGCGCGGTGACAAGACTGATAACGTGTTCAGCGCCTACCCCGGAGTCCGCGAGAAAGGCACTAAGTCTACAGTGGGTATTCGTGAAGCATACGAAAACCGGGATGGTAAGGGCTATGCATGGAACAACTTCATGCTTCAGAAATGGGTTGACCACGAGCAGGCCGAGCGGCGCGTGAAGGAGGACTTCGAGCGCAATGCAACGTTGATCGACTTGGAGAAGATTCCCGATGATGTAAAGGCGGCTTGCCTCCAAATCATCGCCGAGCAAACTGGTAGAAAGAGTGTACCGGCAGTAGAGATTGGTGTGGGCTTTATGAAGTATTGTGGACGTTGGGCATTAAAGAAGATCGGCGACAATTCCGCTGCTTTTATGCCAATGTTGAAGGCTAAATATTCGCCTGACTAAAAGATAAATATATGCATGAATAGTGATTATTATGTTTATGCTTATATTAGAAAATCAAATGGAACTCCCTATTATATAGGTAAAGGTAGAAAATATAGAGCTTTCTGTAAACATTCAACTACTGCAACGACACCTAAGGATAAGTCAAAAATAATATTCTTGGAAACTAACCTAACAGAAATAGGAGCCTTTGCTTTAGAACGAAGATATATTAGATGGTGGGGTAGAAAAGATTTAGGAACAGGGATACTACTGAATAAAACAGATGGCGGAGAAGGTAGTTCGGGTGCAAAAATCTCCCATTCAGAAGAGACACGTAGAAAAATGTCCGAGGCAGCTCGTGGTAAACCTAAATCAGAAATACATCGAAAGAACAACTCATTATCTCAAACAGGTAAAAAACTTTCCGAAGAGACAAAAAGAAAAATGAGTACCTCCCATACAGGAAAGCCATCGGGTACTTCAGGGAAAACATTATCCGCCAATACACGATATAAAATGAGTATTGCACAAAAAGGTAAATCACAAATGATTGTCGTTTGTCCGCATTGTGATAAATCCGGTGGAAATAAAACTATGCCACGATGGCATTTTGACAATTGCAAGAATAATAAAGGAAAAGAATGAGCGTAAAACTAAAACCCATTACCGAAACAAGTTGGCTGGTCATTGGAGATACAGAGGGTACCAGAATTGGTCTTTTGTCCCAACTCCGCAACCAATACATTCTGATGGTTAAGGATGTAAAGAAACATTTCCTTAGCCGAAAGGAAGTCAACGACTACTTCAAGGAAGATGTATTCGACAACGTAGTGGAAGAACCCGCTACAGAAGAACTGAAGAAGGACTATTTCATTAACGGATATCCAGTCGACTTCGATAGTCCACACGAAGTGTTAGTGGCCGGCAACAAGCTTCCACTATTCAGCAAGAAGGCAACAAGTGACGTCTATTACAGTGCAGGATATTATTGCCTGAACTTCCCCAAGAACTGGATGCCAGCATACTGCCCAAAGCTGAACACGCTCCAAACGTACGAATACGCAGGCCCGTTCAAGACCGAATTTGAAATGAGATCGGCTCTGACGCGCATGCGTAAAGAGAAGAATGCCAACAAAAAATGAGTCGAGAATTGCGTATCCTATGGGCTGGATTGTCGGATACGGGGTCTGGAAGACTCTGGGGATACTTCGAAAACGTTCATGATAATTCATGGATGGCAGCAGGTAGCTTCAACAAATACTATTACACATTCTGGGGACAGAAGGGTGGGAAGATATTTTTCGGTGGCACCCGCGGTGACAATGCATTCAAGAAGAATGTGTACACCAAACAAAAGAATTACACAGAGATAAAGGACAGAGAATTTAACAAGAAAATTCTTGAAGAGTTCAGTATGTGGCTCCTGCATCGAAAGCTTGCAAAAGGCTACTAATGGCCGAGATTGACAAACTAAAACAAAGACTGAAGAACGTAAATCAATACGTAATAGAATATCGAATGACTATTGCGGAAGCAAGAAATCTTGTGAAAGAATTCGGTGATTTACAAAACCAGCTCAGGGAGGCATTAGAAAAACCACATCAAGTGGTTGTCAAAGAAGCGCCAGTCGTCACCAAAACAACAATACTAGACGGCGGCACATTTTAATAGGGGCTTCGGCCCCTATTTTTACGACTCCAATAAAGCCTGTTTTTTGATAAATAAGTGTATACTTTATTGGAGCAATTGAAAATGGCAAGACCTAAACCTACAATCATATTGGAGAATGTAAATCCAAAGACTTACAAAGCAGAACAGGTTCTGGATGCTGAAGCTATTTACGCTGTGTTCTACCAAGGCAAGCCAATTAACTTGCGAACACTTAGCCATTTAGTTTCATATCCTGGACCCAAGTATAAGAAAGTGAGTTTCTCAAATTCTGGACATGCATTTAACTTGGCAGAAAGAATGAATAAGATGTTCAAGACGACAGAATTTAAAGTATACAAATTAACTGTTGGTGAACTATGTCTCGAGAAGGATGAATAATATTATAGGCCAAAGCACTCGGGGTGCTGTTTAGCAAATTTCCTCATGATAACACCTGCTACAGCGTTGGCCTGATTTTCTATATTACTACCATCTGACCCATCTAATTTAAGACCCTCTAATTGTTGTTTCCAATGAACTAATTCATGGGCCAGTGTTCTCATAACATCCATCGGATGCCTTTCACTTATAACAACTTTTATTTCATTATTACTAAATTCTCCGAAAGAAGTGCCACCGCCCACTGTCGGCTCATCAATGAGTTCTATCGAAGGTAATTCATTTAAATCTAACTCAGATTTACATAACTCCAATAACTGAGATATCATTTTTTCTAGTATTGCTTCTTTTATTTTCATGATTAACTTATAACTTGAAAATTTTCAAATCTCCACGGATGTCTAGGATCAGTATCGACTCTAAAAAGTGAAGTTCTGTCAGCTAAGGGTGTCCAATTAGTTTGAACACTTGCCATAGTTCCTAAATATGGTCTCGCAACATTTAGAATAAATTCAAACGGTAATTCTTCTGGTTCTGTATATCCCTTGTTAGGATTCTGTATCATCCACACTATTCCAGCTAGCATATTTGCTGCTACTTGAACTGTCGTAGGACCTTCTCCAGGCATAACTGCTTTTGCTTCCTGTATGCTCATTTGTGAACCATACCACCATCCATTCATTCCGTGCCCGAGAAGTAATACACCAAGTTCGTCGATACCACTGACTATCTCTGTTTTTGCTATTCTTTTCTTATCTTGTATTTTTAGTTCTCGTCCTCGAAATTCGTGTACTGAAGCAATAGCTGCATCGCAAGGGCAATATGAATAGTGAACTGTTGGGCGATAAATGGGGTTTCCGTCTTTACCCAGGACTGTAAAATAATCACTCATTGTTACAGATTCGCTGTGTTGGACAAGAAATCCATTGTACGCACCGCCCTTTGGTACCCAAGATTTTACAAGGGTAGCAACACCAGGTGATTTTAGGTATGCTGCATTTCCGGGTCCTTCTTTATGTATAAAACCATTTTGTGGGACTGGTCTTTCGTGTGTCCCCCATCCCATCTCGGCAGGTGCTCTACCCTCGGCCCAGAAACCCTCACATGACCATGTATTAACAAACTCACCCTTTATCTTGGGTATATCTATGACTTGTGTATCTCTCTCCGCTATATGCACTACTTTTGTACCAGTAGCCATCATTAACAAGGCCCACTCTTCTCTTGACTGCGGAATGGATATGTTTAAATTCATTGCATCTGCAATATCTAATAATGCTGCTTTTGTGAATTGACTTACTAATCCCGGATTAGCACCATTTGTTACAAGTGCTGTAGCACCATTATTCTTCCACGGTGCTGTTGCAGCCCTAATCTTACCATGAGTTACATATAATGTTCTATCTCCCATTCGTGGGATAGTTTCGTCAGGTTCTTCTGGCCAGCGTTCTATTGATGTGTCGGTATATAATACACCATGTTCTAAGCACCAGGTTACAATTTCAATTCCATCTATATTTAGAGATAGATTAATTATCATATCGCCGTTACCGACATAGGTTGATAACACCTCGTCCATATTATCTTTGACAACTTCTTTTATAATATATTTCACACCTGTATTACCATACTTCTTTTTAAATAATTCCCGGTGATTATCTTTTTCTAGCACAGTAATTTTAAGAGGATCTAAGGCAAGGTGACGTAGAATCATTGGCAGCATAGTTTGACCTACTCCACCGAACCCTAATAAAAGTATACGGCCGTTGAATGATGCTAATTTCTTTCCACCGAAATCAGGACCTTTTATTTCATTTAAATTCATATTAAATACTCCCTTAGCTATTTATCACAAAATCCTTCTTTCGTATTGATCTTTCAAATAGTCTATGTTAATATATCGTATGAAAACAATCATCGAACAGATTTCACTTTGGGGTGCTATTGCCGGATCCCTGATTCTTGCTTTGCACTTGCCCATTAGTGGCTGGGCGTATATTCCATTCCTTTTGTCTAATGCTGCTACACTATTCATTCTGCGTAAAACAGACGCACCCAAAGTAGTGTCTTGGCAGATATGGTTTTTCATTGCCATCAATATGATAGGAATCTATTCTTGGTTACTGTAGGAGATAAGTAGTGTATGGACGCCCTCAAAGTAGCAATCTTTGAAGAAGTCAGGAAACACCACGAACAAGCGGCCGACCTGAGTAATGACCAACTGAATACACTTTTCTTTACACAAGCAGCAGGGTTGAGATTAACCTACACAGGATTTCTTGTACTGAAGAACATATTTACAGTTTACAGTTTTGAATTACCAATAACAATAAAAGCAAAGCATCAAATAGGTATGTCGAAAATGACATATCCCTATTTCTTCACAAAGAAGCGTCTGATTCTATTCTCGGATATGGATGCAATGATGATTAAACTGCATGGCGGAATCGAAGGGTTCCTGGAGCAATGTTTCCAGTTTGACAAATAGTCTTTGCCATGCTACAATACAGCATGGAAGACTACGACGAACTCATCGAAGCCCTTACCCTCGAGAAGGTGAACATCAGCGCCACGCATCCGTTCTGGCAGCGGTATTACCCACCTCGCACACAAGGACGTTTCGCTTACCAATACCTGAATAAAGAGGGTAAGAAGCACCGGATCTTCGGACCTGCATACGGAAATCCTGCGTATGGTATCGAAGAGTGGTACAAGGAAGGCGAGCTTCACCGCATTGGTGGTCCAGCGGTAATTCATCGCGGGAATTTCCAATGGTACAAGGATGGCAAGAGACATCGCCTTGGCGGCCCAGCAGTGGACACAATGTACGGACCTAAGGAATATTGGATAGAGGGTATGAAATATTCACCGAAGGCTTATAAACAAGAAATAGCGCGAAGGAAGCGCAAGGGACTGAGCGCAAGGGACTGAGCGCCAAATTCACCAAAATGCTGGAGGCATAATGTCGGGAGAGTTCGACATCCTGTCTGTTGCTGAAGATGGCGGCCGACTTGATCGGTTGACTGGAAAAGCAGCAATCGGGAACGGTAACCTGTTCCTTAGCGTGGACGAGAATTCGAATGTCGCCATTCGTCTCGTTTACTACGAACACAAGCGTACCAGAGCAGGTGCAACCGAAGTGACCTTGGAAAAGGTTGACATGAACCATCTATTGCACTTCCTGAAAGAAGCGAAGCAATTCATCGACGAGCAGGAAGTTATGAACCGGTTGATGGGCAAGTAAATTTGCCGTATACTGCTCTAAATATACGAAAGAAAAATATGAAGACGAGCGGTTATATGGTGTATTGGGTGGACATCACAGGGGAGACATTCTTCCCATTCCATTCCCACTTTGAAATGAATGAAATGTCCGAAGCACTGGCCTTCATGGAAGACCTTCGGAAGAACACAGATGTGGCCTATGTGACATTCGTGTCGCAGAATCCAGACTCCGTGGGTAAGCCCGGCGTGAGCGACAAGCTGCCGGATGACTACTCCTGGAGCAAGCAACAGCGCGGCGACGGGCAACCGGATGGCTCGAAGACAATTATCGGAAGCAGAAGCAATGGCTAAGGAAAAGAAGAAGGTAATCACGGAATCGGTGAGTGATGTATCTCCGTATGAGCTTGAATTGACGCTGGGCGATTTGTACAACCGAATTGCAGAGTGGATTCAAGAACACGGGGCAGATGCTCGCCTGGACTGGGACGCCCACTTCTATTACGACTACGATCCGAATCCTTCTCCTCGCTTCAACATCAAGAAGGACCGCCAGGAAACTGACGCTGAATTCTCGACAAGAATCGCATTGGAAAAGAAGCGTCTGGCCGAACAAGAAGAACGCGAACGGCAAGAACTCGAACGGCTGCAAGCCAAGTTTGGAAAGAAGTAGATGTTCGTAGTATGGTTCAAAAAGGACCAAGAGTGGCATTGGATCGAAATCTTCATGCAGGAAACTGTTGAAGTGGTCCGTGCTGCTCTAAAGGCGCAGGGATATGAAGTGACTGATTCTAGTCACGATCCCAGGAAGTATTCTGTAGTTAAACAACACGAAGGAAATTGAAAATGGGTTGCTGGAATGGTACTTGTGCGGTAACGGAACTGCACGTCACAGCTGGTCAACGGGTCGCAGTGTTCATTCTGGAAAAGCAAGAGCGCCCGGAAGACTTCTGCTACAACTACACCTACTACCGTCCGTGTCTGCTGCCTTTCTATGGCGAATACAACGACTACGGCGCGGTGGAAAATTGCAGCGGCAGTGGTTTGCCCGTTGTGCTGAAGGCGATTCAACAACGCCTGACGGAACTGGAACAAGGCCCGAATCCCTACCATGATCCTTCTGCAAGTCGGGAAAAGTTCGACATCGACGCCTTGTTCGACCTGGACCATGAGGGTCGCCTGTACATCGATGGCAAGTCGGATGCAGCATGGCTGAAGGACTGGGCCAAGCAACGCGCCGAAGAAGGTGATGATGTGGCTGCTGCCAAGTACATGGCCGATTTCCAAGAGAAGATCGACCTGGGCAAGCGCATCACGCATGTCATCATCCACGGCGATGTGTTCGATCACATCATCAATACCTGGCGTCAGGAAGACTACGTCAGCGACAAGACGCACAAGGATGGTTACTACTACAAGAAGTATGGCTTCCAGGACATCCTAGCCGACATGCCCGAGTACCTGGAAAAGCTGCGCGAGATCACCAAGCCTGAACCGGAAGAAACCGGCGGCAATGCCGAACTCCAGCGTGCCATGCGTTCGCTGCGTCGCATGAACATGCGTGACGGCATCTTCGAATGGGATCACCCGAACCTGGTCAATAAGTGGCTCCGCGTGCAAAGTCTTTCCACTTCTCTCATCGACCACAACGATCTGATTGCCGCGGCTGCTGCCGGCGACAAGACGGATGAACAGTTGGTCGAACTGATTACCGACATCCTGAAGGGCTGCTACATCAACGGATTCATGGCCATGACGCGCAAGAGCTGGATGAAGCCTACCGGTTGCGGCAGCCAGAACAGTGAATTGGAATCGTACGAAGTGCTGGTCGGCGCCTACCAGAAGGTCATCACTGCCGAGAAGGCAGAGCGCGCCGAATGGGATCGTGAAGATGAAGAATTCATCGAAGAAATCGACGACGACGCGAATGCACAGGCAGCACAGTTCTTCCTTCCGACCGGCGAAGAAAAGTAATGTCTAAAGTAAGAAGTCTTCGAAAGCTCATAAAGCGGATGCCTGAAAAGGCACCCGGTACTGTGTATGGGCGCTTCGATTACTTCTTACGCGAGCTGGAAATGCGATATGACACCAATCGTTTTTCTGCTCGTCCTCCCGAGATCCTATTCTTGGAGGAGATGGACAAAGAACATTTACAATTGCTGGCCTTGCGGGAAGCTATGCAGGCAGCTATAATTGCACTAGACGACTGGACCAACATTTACGCGGAGGAGTTTTGCGACCCTGCTCGTGTAGAAGAGGCGAAGCAAAGAGTACACGAGAATGGTTTGCTGCATTACTTGGCAACTGTTGTTCAACAATGCAGGACAGCACTGAAAGAAGACAATGGCAATCAAGATCAAGACGCAAATCGGTAACCTGTTGCATGTCAAGGCCGGACATATCGTCCATGGCTGCAATGCACAAGGTGTGATGGGTTCCGGCGTGGCGCTGGGTGTGAAGCAAGACTTCCCGCAGGCATACGAAGCTTACACGCAGGTTTACACCAAGCACGGCCTGAAGCTGGGACAAGCCTATCCTGTGCTCATCAACCCGCAACTGATGATCTGGAACGCTGTGACTCAAAACCTGTACGGCAAGGGCACACGGATGGTCAGCTACGATGCGGTGCAGGAATGCTTCCAGATCGTGAACGACTACATCAGCCAAGGCTTGGAAGATGTTGCAAATATGCAACCCAACGAAGTCCACATTCCACTGATCGGTGCTGCACGTGGCGGTGGCAACTGGGAAATCATCCGCGAGATCATCGAGCAGACGATGGACTATCCGGTGACGCTGTGGCTTCCTGACGCAACTGTTACAACTCGATAAATTAATCAACTAAAGAAAGACTACACACATGAGCTGCTATACCAAAGAAGGCGAATACCTCTGGCCTACCCCGGAAGGTGCAATTGATCTGCGCGAACACCTGCCTGTCGGCACCTATGCCCTGGGTTCCTCGATGCGCGGTTTCTACCTCAAGGAAATGTCCGATTTCCATACCAGCGGCAAGGTTTACGGCACCGCCAACAAGCATGCCGAACGCATCCTGAGCACTTTCCACGCTCGCCCGAATAGCACCGGCGTTCTACTTACCGGCGAAAAGGGCAGCGGCAAGACAATGCTGGCCAAGATGATTTCGGAACAGGCCGCCAAGGATGGCATCGCAACCATCGTCATCAACACGCCTTTCAACGGCGACGGCTTCAACCAGTTCATCCAAAGTATCGATGAACCGAAGATCGTCATCTTCGACGAGTTCGAGAAGGTCTTCGACGAAGAACAACAACAGAACCTGTTGACACTGCTGGATGGTGTGTATCCTTCCAAGACTCTGTTCCTGCTGACGACCAATGACCGTTGCCGCGTCAACGTCCACATGCAGAACCGTCCTGGTCGCATTTTCTACATGATCGACTTCACTGGCGTGGATCCTGCGTTCATCACCGACTACTGCAACGATGTACTGATCGCCAAGGAACACATTCCGACGATCTGCCGTCTGTCGCTGCTGTTCACTGCGTTCAACTTCGACATGCTGAAGGCACTGGTCGAAGAAATGAACCGTTACGGTGAGACTCCGCACCAGGCGCTGGAAATGCTGAACGCGAAGCCGCAGATGAACGACCGCATCACGCACAACATCAAGGTCATCAAGAATGGCAAGGAACTGGCCGAAGGCGACTTCTACCCGAACGCCTTCCCGATGAACCCAATCCAGCATCCGCAAATCCAGCTCACGGAATACGTGAAGACTGGTACCAAGGATGACGACGGCGATGATGAACACGAAGAAGTGGAAGTCACCCTGCGTCCGACCGATCTGAAGAATGTCGATCCGGAAGAAGGCACTTACACCTACATCACTTCCAGTGGTCTCACTGTCGTGTTCACCAAGGAAAAGACGAAGGCTTACAACTACCTGGACTACGTATGAACATCAAGAACCTACTCGAAATCGTAAACTACTGCTTCGAAAGCGGCGGCAAGTATCAATGGCTCTGCTACGGAGACGATGCATTCTTCATCGACTTCAAAACTACGGCCGGCAAGCCTGTGGGCGGCGCGATCGTGAATTCGATCGGGGAGGTTCTTGAGGCGCATCTGGAAGTACCGGGCGAACCTGTCTGCTACCAGTGGACCAATCCTGCCCACCGCCAAGGCTACTTGGACGAAGCCAAGCGCCGAGGTGTGGATCCCGATAATGCATGGGATGATGTCAGCTACACTACGCTGGAGGTTGAAGAAGACTTCCTGGAGAAGTTTGACGCCATCATCCATGGTCGTGAATTCGATCGTGGCATTTTGGTTCCGCTGAATATCCCGGATGATGAACTCTTGTCAATATTCAAAATGGCACACGAAGCCAACATGACGTTCAATGACTTCGTGAACCAAATCCTGGAAAAGGAAATGATCCGCTTGCAGGGTATGACCAAGAAAGAGTTAAAGAAGGAAAAAAAGAGGGTTCGGTCTTACAAAGAGAAATACGGCTGGTAAAACCTGTTGCACAGAACCCTGTGCTCTCTAGTACAATAGTGGTACCAACTAAGGAGTTACCCCAAATGTTCAAACGTCTCGCTGTAATCGCTGCCGCCGAAGCTGTACTGACAGCCAAGAAGCAACAACTCAAGGAACTGGGTTGAACAACTGCGGCAAGTGCAAGCATTGGGGAGACGGGGACGGCACAGGCTATCCCTATGACGCAGGGCACATAAATATCTGCAAAAATCCCCAAATACACGGGCAACAACACCCGTCTTACGGGGTAGGGGGAGAGCTTAAGACTATGGTCTACGCTGGCGGGGAAACACAAACCATCCAGACTCGCATCTCCTTTGGCTGCATCCTGTTCGAACCAATTTACGTGAAACTAAAATGAGAGTCGTAGTCCGCAAATGCCCTTTTACTGGTAAGCTCTTCGAAGAGAAGGATATCAGTAAGTACATCCTTCATCTCCAAAAGGTTCGAGATGAGAAGAAGGAACTTCGGGAATATGCGAGACTGAAGGCTACTCATGAAAAATGGCTCCGCGCCGAACAAGGCAAGGTCAGGTCATTCGCCGAATTGGTCCCGTGGATCCTGGAAAATCAAAACAGTTTGATGCGAACCTATAACGCATTCTGCGCAAGGGACAAGGGTTCATGGTATCGCAAATTTCCGCGTGGGTCAAAAATCACCTCGCTGAATATGCGCTGCAACTTTAGCGAGGTGGCCAGTAATAGCCACTGCTGCCCTCGCGGCGGCGTTATGAATTGGTGTGGCATGAACGATCCTGCACCGAGAGGCTATCCGGGGTGGTCTGGAAGTTTGAATGGAAAGTTAGACATCACCGAACGGCAAGAATCTCCTTCCTGGAGTGAATTCTTCAAGCTGTTTGACATTCACACCGGAACCGGAAGCGGTGGTAGTAGTTTCCAATATGGTGTAACCGTGTTCGCAACCGACTGGCCAGGTATTGCCGAGGAACTTACATTCAGGAAATTGGCGACAGGTTCAATGACCTAATCCGCTTGCGAGTCTGTGTGCAGAGTATAAAATACACACA